GGCCAGGGCGGCGGCGGCCTCGTCCAGCTGCTGGGCGGCGGCGGCATAGGTGCGCTGGGTGGCAAAGAGCGTAGCGTCGCGGCCCGTCCAGCGCGCGACCAGACCAGATCCTGCGCCCAGCACCGCGCCGATGGCGGCGCCCATCGCGATATCCTGCAGCGCCTCGGCCACGCCGATATCCTCGCCGAACTGTCTTCGGCTGGCGATGACGAGGGGGGCGGCGAGGGTTGTGCCGATGGCGGCATCGGCCGCGCCGACCACGGCCCGGCCGCCGATCGAGCCGAAGCGCGCGATCTGCGCCGCGCGCCAGGCGGGCCCGGCGAAGGGGATGAAGTTTTCGGGCGTGGGCAAGCCGCCCAGCATGGCCGCGCCGAAACCCAGCACCGTCTCGCCAAGGCCTGCGTTGCGGCGGGCGATCAGGTCCTCGCGCGCGCGCCGTTCGTCGTAGATCGCCGCGTTGAAGCGGGCGCGGCCGCGCGTCAGCCAGGGCTCGAAGCGCAGGCCTTCGCGGTATTCGGGGCTTTCGCGCCATTCGCGCTCGCTCCGGTAGTATTCGTTGTCATCGGCGCGGGCGGCGTCGCTTTGCGCGAAGCCCTGGCCTGCCAGGCTGCCCCACCAGCCCTCGGCGACCATGGCGCCGAGGAAGTCGCCAAGGCTCGATGGCGGGGCCGCGCCGCGCCAGGCGTAGGTGGCAAGGTCGATGGTGCGGCCCCGCGGCGCGATGTCGAGAAGTTCGGTCATGGCGCGATCATGGGCTGCACGGGTTCGGGGCTGGGCGCGTTGGCCGGCGGCGGCTGTCGCACAGTCGGCCGCTCCAGGGCGCGGAGACGCGCGGCATACTCCTGGTCGAAGCGGCGCTGCAGCTCGCGGTCGGTGCCCTGAACGCTTCTGCCGGCGCGCAGCACCTCATCCACCGTGACATGCAGCACGCGGTCGCGCATGGCGACGGGCTCGCCGGTCTCGGGTGCCACGAGTGCGAAGCCGCTGCCGTCGTTGATCCACACGCCCTTGCGCGAGAGGGCGAAGGCGCGGTCCAGATGACGCCTGCGCTCGATGGCCACGGCATCGCCCCGCGCTGCCACGCCCTCGCGCTCGGGCTCTGGCGCCTGCAGCACCGCCAGGGCCGCTTCCAGGCGCAGCATTTGCAGGCCGCGCCGGAAGGTGTCGGCGTCCTCCGTGGCCGGCAGGTAGACATGCGCGAAGTCGCGTTCGTCGATCGTCTGCAGGTGGCCGTAGAGCATGGTTCGCGCATTGGCCACGGCCTGGCGTGGCGCGACGCCGGCGGCTGTCTGATGCCGCGCCAGACGTTCGATCAACTGGCGGTCGCGCTGGTCCAGGGCGGACGCCCGCATGTCGCCCGAAGCCTGCATGGCGCGGCGCCGCACGCCGCTGACCCCTTCGTCCATGCTGTTTTCGATTTCGCTGCGCAGGACGGGCGCATCGGCTTGATCGGCTCGCGGCGCACTGGCGAGCAGCCCGCTAAGTAGGGTGTAAGCGCGCTGGCGTTGGGCGGGATTGCGCATCGCGTCCATCACCAGCGCCATGGTGCCCGCGGGCAGGCGGTTGTCGCCGCGCTGCTGCTCGAACAACTGGATGGCGGCCTCGCGCACGGGGGCCGGCGCGTCCAGGAAGGGCATCAGCACCGCGACCATGTCCTGCGGCGTGGGCGCCTCGGCAAATCGTCTCACCAGCTGGTCGGCCTCGGCGGCGGTGAAGGGCGCGGCCCCGGGAAGGCCGAAATGCACCGCGGCCTCCGTGGCCAGTCGCACGCGCGCGTTCAAGCTCTCGCGGTTGTTGAGGTCGAGCGGCGGCAGGGGGGTCTCGGTTGCGGATGCGAAGGCCGACAGAGCATCCGCCTGCGCTGCTTGCTGCTGGGTGGTGTAGAGGCGGAGGAAGCGGTCGCGGCGCTGCAGGTCTTCGATGGTGCCCTGGCCCGTTCGCAGCCGCTGGTCCAGCTCGCGGATGGCGGCGGCCTGGTCTTGGGCGGGCAGCATCCGGAAGCGCTGCATCTCGAACGCCGTGTCGCGCACCTCGCGCACGGCGTCGGCGAGTTCCGTGCCGGCGGCGGCGGCTTGCAGCTGGTCGATATTGGCGGGCATGTAGCCCGCAAGGGCGAGCCTGTTGGCCTCGTTGACCTGTTGGCCGAGCAGCCGGAGCTGCGCCCGCTGCTGCCGTTCCGCCGCGCGCTCGCGCCGGTCGGCGTCGAGGCGCATGCGGTGTTCGAGGCGGTCAATGCTGTCTTGGTCCAGGCCCGGTATGCCCAGTTGACGGGCCCGTCGCAGCCATCCGTCGATCCAGGCATTGGTGCGGGGCCCGCGCTCATAGGCGCCCATGGCGGCCTGTTCGGCCGTTTCGCGCTCGATGATCGCGAGCTGCCGCTCCATTTGGACCAGGCTGATGGCGCCGGCGCGCGTCGGGTCGGCTTCGTAGTGCACGCCGCCGAAGGTGAAGGCATGGCGCGGTCCCAGCGCAATCAGGTCCCGGCGCAGGATTTCCAAGTCCTGTTGCAGCGCGGCCGCGGCGGCGGGGTCGGCGGCGGCATTGCGCGCGTTGCGGGTGATGTCGTTGATGCGCTGGCGCGAGGCCTCCCAGAAGCTTGCCAGGCGCTCATCGGCCACGGCTTGTTCCTGCTGAAGCGTGGCCTGGATGATGTAGGGCCGCAGCACCGTCTCGGCGGCCGTCTGGAACACCGGGCGGATGTCGTCGGGAAGGCCGCGCGCAACCCCGGCGATGTAGTTCTGCGCCTGGGTCTGCAACATGCCTGGATCGGCGACGTATTCGCGGGAGAGTTCGTCGAGCCGCGTGCGCAGCTGCGTCTCCAGCCTGCGTGCGCTGATTTCGATAACGCCCTGGTTGAAGGCCGCGCCGCGCGACGTGTCCGGGTCCATGCGCGCGGCGGGGTCTTCGACGCCGGTCAGGCGGCCGGCTTCCAGGCCTTCGCGGATGGCGCGTCGCTCGTTCTGGCGCAGCTGGTTGTCCAGGACGCGGTTGAGCTCGGTGGCGAAACCGCTGGCGGCGGAGGAGGCTTTGATGAGCGCGGGTGTGGCGACAACCTGCGCCACCGCGCCCATGGGTTGCCATCCTTGCCGGGTGATCGGGCGCTGCGCCATCAGCCGATTTGCCTGACGCGGTTGGCGTAGTTGAAGAGGCTGCCCGCGGCCCTACCGATGCCTTCGAGCATGGCCGTGTTCGCGGCCTCGCGCGAGGCCAGGGCCGAGGCGCGCCTGGCGGCCGCCTGCGCCGCTGCGTTTTTGCTGACGATGTTCAGTTCCCGCTCGGCGGCGGCGGCGGCTGCCGCGTCTACGTCCAGCGCCGAGCCTGAGAGTTCGACGCCTGCGGCCGCCCGGCCGGCGTTGTTGCTGGCCAGGGTGCGCAGCAGGGCTTGGCGCACTTGGTTGGCTTGCTGCTCGCCGCGCAGCATTTCCTGCTGGGCCTGAAAGTCCTGCCATTGGGCTTGCCCCTGCAGGGCGCGCGCCTGGGCCATTCCGCCCCCCAGCGCCAATCCGGCCGAGCCCAGCGCCATGGCGGTGGACAGCACGCTGCCCAGCGTGAATGCGCTGCCGGCGGATGCGGCCGCGCCGGCAGCGCCGGCGGCACCGGCGGCAGCGCCGGCAGCACCGGCAGCGCTGGCGGCACCGGCAGCACCGGCGGCGGCACCGGCAGCACCGGCGGCGCCGGCCGCACCGGCAGTGGCGGAAGCGCTGCCGAAGGTGCCAAGCAGGGCGGTGAGGATGGTCTCTGCCATGTCACGTCGCCACATCGAGCGCGAGGGCCAGCAGCTGGAAGGGCTGCGGGTCGGTTTGCGCGATTTCCACGGTGGGGCGGTATTGCCAGCCGGTCAGGCCGGAAAGCCGCGTATCGCCCGTCAGCCGGCGCGGCGGGGCGTCGAGCGGCGTGTTGGGTGCGGCGCCGAAGCGGCGTGCGTCCACCACGATGCCATTCAGCGTGAATGGCCCGCTGTCTTTGACGCGCATGCTGGCGCGCACAATCCGCGCCTTGCGCCCGAGCATGGGATCGCCAGGTAGGCGGGGTTCTGGTGGCATGGGGCGTACCATCACGGTGAAGGGCAGCCCCACCTGCACCTCCTGCTGGGCCGGGCGCGGCAGCGTCACGGCCCCGCCCGTGACGGTGGCGGGCGGCTGCACCGCGCCATCGGCGACGATCGCGACTGTCCGGCCTTCGAGGTGAGCAAGGCCCGTGACGGTGGTCAGCGGCATGCCCGTGGTTACGCGCACGCCGGCATCCACCAGCAGGTCGTCATCCCAGCGCTCGATGCGGAAGGTGCCGTCGCGCGTGATGCCCAGATACACGGCGCCATCGTCGAGCGCGGCGACCTGGCGCACCTGACCGTCGGTCTCCCACAAGGTCCAGGCGACGGTCTCCTGGCTGCGCTCGGTCAGGAGCACGGCCACGGTGCCGTCGGCATTGACCACCAGCACCTGGTCGGCGGCGTCGCGCACGGATCCCTTGCGCACTGCCATATCCACGGGTTGGCGGATGAGGTGCTCGGAAAGCCGCGACAAAACGATGTTGCCATAGGCGCCCTGCACCTCATCGTAGAGGTGCTGGCGGACGGCCTTGCCGCCGCGCTGGACGAAGAGCAGCGCGCCATCCACCTCGACCACCGGCACATTGGCGACGGCGCCGCGCCGGGTCTGCTCGATCCAGCGCGCGGAGCTGGGAGTGATGACGCCGTCTCTGTCTCCGGCCAGGATATGCTCGCCGCCGGAGGTGAAGGCGTGCAGCTGGCGCGTGGCGGCAAGGAAGCGGATGGCGTTCACCTGGTCGGTATCGATGGTGACGTCCAGGGCTTCGTCGTCCAGCCCTGTGCCGGGATCGAAGTTGAAGAAGTCCGAAACGCGCGAGCCCAGCACGGTGGCGGGGCGCGATTTGAGACCGCCTAGATAGAGGCGGCCGGCGAAGAAGACGCCGCAGGCGGGCCAGCCGCGCGTGGTGCTGATCACGGGTTCGCGCAGCGACCAGTCGGCGGCGGGGATGGCATTGGTGTTGGGGAAGGCGCGCAGCACCTTGGCGGTGACTTGCGTTACCGAGGTGAAGGCGGTGATGCGCGCCAGCGCGTTGCTGGTGGTGCGCAGATACCAGCCGACCATGCCTGCGGTGAAAATGCTGGCCGACGCCGTCAGCGTGATGGCATCGCCCGTGGTGGCCGAGGGCGTGATGGTGCCGGTCGGCGTGACGGCGCCGAAGTCGTGGCCGGGGATATTGGTCAGCGGCAGGGGGCCAAGCGACCAGTTGGTGTCGGATCCTTGGCGCAGCAGGCGCTGCGGCGGCACGTCCGGGTGGAGGACGATCAGCGTGTCGGCCGACTGCGTCCAGGTGATGGTGGCAACCTGCGGCCCGGTCCAGGGCGTGCCGGTGATGGTGTGAACCAGCGCGTCGTCTTTGAACACGCGGATGGTGTTCGCGGTGAACACCAGCAGATAGGTCTGCTCGGTGTTGAAGCTGAAGTTCACCAGCCGGCAGCCTGCCGTGGCGTCTGGAATGGTCGCGACATGCTTGAGCCCTGGGCGGCGGCGCAGCCCCCCGGTGGGGCATACGACGACGTTGCGCGCGCGCTCGGCGCCGCGGAAGTAGCGTTCGACGTCGGTGCGGCCGGCCAGCTCCGGGTCGAGCTCGCCGGCCGAGAAGCTGGTCTGCATGGTTCTTACGCGGAGCGCCATGGCTGGCTCCGGCTGTTGCGGGCCAGGAACAGTGCGCCCGCGGGCAGCACGACCGGGGGGCTTTCCTTGGCGTCGGCTGCGGCGGCGACGCGGAACTGCCCGCCGCGCCGGTTCTCGGCCGGCGTTCCGAAGGCCTGCGTGTGCCAGTATTCCGCCACACTGGGCTTTTCGGTCAGCGGCATGGCAAGTTCGGCGGCAAGCGCGTAGCGCATCAACAGGGCGAACGGCGGGCGCCAAAGGCTTTCGTCCACTAGGCGCAGATACAGGCACCAGGCGGCCGTTGGATCGGTGACGAAAGCGCCATCCTGCCAGTCGAAGCGGGTGATCGGCTGGCGCAAGGAGGCGTCGGCGAAGAAGCCGAGCGGTGTGAGCAGGTCGGTGGGCAGGGTGTAGGCGGCCGCCCAGCCCATGGGCGGATCGGCGCGGCGCGCGAGCTCGGCCGCCGTGATGGCGAAGTTCCAGGTGTGCATCGAGAGCAGGTTGGCGCGCAGCCCGGGATAGAGCCTGGCGCAGGCGGCGGCGGCTGGCGTGCCCTCGTCGAAGGAGGTGATCGGCTCAACGCCGATCAGGCTCAACGCGGCGGCGCAGATGCTGATCGCGGTCTCAGCCATCAGTGTCGCTCACGCAGGGCATTGCCGCGGTTCTGTTCGATCCGGTCCTGGCGCGCGTTTTGGCGGCGGAGTTCTTCGCGCATGGCTTCGATGGCCGTTGTGATGCGCGCGAAGTCGATCATCAGGGACTGGGTTTCGGTTTTGATCCGGTCCATTGCTTCGGTCAGGCGCTGGACGGCCTGCAGGTGCTGCTGCCGCCATTCGGCGTGCTGCGTGTCGATGCGATCGACCTTGGCGGCGAGGCTGAACCAGGCGGCGATGCCGCCCATCAGCGTGACGGCAACCGGCGCCCATTGGCGGATGATCTCGCCCAGGGCGAGGATGTGTTCAGGGCCGTTCATGCCGGAACCTGGCTTGCCGGGTGGAACGGCTGCGCCTGCACGTTGTTGCCGCCGTGATCGAGGTTCTGCGGATGGATCGGCATGCGCGCCCCCAAGCCAGCGGCGGGGGCTGTGGCCCCCGCCCATGCGGATCAGTCGGTGTCGGTCACGGAGATCGCCGTACCGTCGGTGACGTCGACGTCGGTTGCCGACTTGTCCTTGACGATCACCTGGTGCGCGGCGGCAAGCGCCTCGTTGGGCTGGCCCAGGTTGGTGACGACCGCGACGTAGATGAGGTCGCCGATCTGCAGCAGCTGGCGCACTGGGTTGAAATAGCCGGCGGTGCGCACCGTGGTGACGGGATCGGCCGTCTTGTAGCTCCACATCTGCGGCGCGCCGCCGATGCCAGGCCTGGACTGGCCGCCGATGGGCTGGAAGTTGGCTCGGATGAACGCCATCGTGGCCTCCCTTACGATTCGGTGTGCTGGATCTCGACGATGCCGAGTTCGTCAATCGCCACCGCGCCGGCCTTGAACAGGCCATTGGCGAGCCAGGAGGTCTTCTCAGGGATGTAGTAGACCTCGTTGCGGTAGTCGATGCCGATGGCAAGGCCGACGGCCATTTTGTCGAAGGCGAAGGCGGTGCGCAGCGTGCCGGTCTTGGGCAGCCCGCCCTCGTCGCGCGCTTCCATCATGGCCAGCGTGAAGCCCATGTAGGTGTTCAGCTCGCCATTCACGAGCGCCTTGATCGTGTTGTAGTCCGAGCTGGTCACTTCCGGCAGGCTGAGCAGCTGCTCGAGCGCTTCGGCGGAATGGACCAGGCAGCGCATGCCGTTGGGCACCGCGCGGTCGTCGAGGAACCGCTTGGCACGGCGGAGCTTCGCCAGGTTCATGCCGCTGTTGGCGCCGCCCACATTGGTGTCGATGTTTGCGGTGGGGTTGGCGGCATCGAGCGCATCCAGGATCATCTGATCCTCGCGCCGGCCGATGGCGTTGGCGATGTTGGCGGCGACGATCGCCTTCTCGTCCACATTCGTGGTCGCCTGGTCGAAGACGTCGGTGTATTCGGCCGCGTTCCAGTCGGTCAGCACCGCCTGGCGCTTGGCGTAGGCGGTGTTCATGGGCACGACGTCGGTCTGGGGCACGCGCGGGGTGGCCATGCCGCGGGCGTAGCGGCGGAACTCGCAGGTGTTGCCGACCACGCCGGTGCGCACGCGCACATGCGGGCGCAGGATGCCGGCGTTCTGGTAGGCCGCCTTGATCTGCTCGTCGAACTCGATTTGGGCGATTTGACTGAGCTGGATCGACATCAGGTCCTCTCGCTTGCGTGGATAGGTTCACGCGGTGCGATAGGCCCTGGCCGCGAGGGTCGGCCGTCTGGTCGGCCGATATGCCCCAGGCTGCGGGGTCGATCCGCTTCCGGTTCCGCCGGCACGGCCGCGTCTATCCGCGGGGTCGGCCGGGCCGGATGCCCTTCCGGGAAGGGCGAGCAGCGCGGCCGCTTCCCGTCTATGCAGAACCCGCGGCGGTCGTCAAGACGTTTCGTCATCGCGGCTGGCGCACCGTGCCAAGCTTGACCCCGGCGGCTTCCAGCCGGCGCAGCATGTCGCGGCCCTTTTCGAGCAGCGCGCGGCCTTCATCGGTCTGTTCGCCGCCGGCGGCGAAGCCCTGGCGCAGCAGCGCGCGGGCTTCCTCCTCGCTGCCGATCTCGGGGGCAACGCCGGCGTTGATACCCAGCGAACGTTCGCCAGCAAGTTCCCGCAGCTTGGCCAGTGCGCGGACGCCATCGGCCGTGCCGATCGAGCGCAGCGCGTTGAGCTCCTCGGCTGTCAGCACCTGCTTGGCGGCGAGGCCTTTGAGCCAGGTGTCCACGCCGCGGATCATGGCCGGGCCCTGCGGGCCGAGCTTGGCCATCTCGGCCGCCAAGGCCTGTTCTTGCGCGGCCTTGGCCTCCTCGGGGCTGAGCGGCCGCGCATCCTTGGTCAGCTCGGCCAGCGTCTCGAGGAAGGGCTTGGCCAGCGCTTCCAGGTCGGCCTGGCTGAAGCCGCGAGCATGCGCGGCGGCGGTGGTGGCCTTCCACAGGGGATCGTCGGGCTTGATCAGGTCGGCCGGGATGCCCTCGACGGTCGGCAGCTTGTAGTCGTCCGGGGTTGGCGGCGGCTTGTGTTCGCCGCGGCTGACGATGCGGCGCAGATCGGCCTGGCTCTTGATCAGCTCGGCCAGGCGCACTTCGCCCTTCTCCGCGTCCCAGAACTGGTCGGGCAGGCCGGCGGGGGCGGCCGTCGGTTCGGCATCGGTGGCTGTGTCGAGGGTCATGCAAGCCTCTGCGGGTTGACGATGGCATCCAGGGCGCGGACGAAGGTCTTTTTGCCTTCGATGTGCGCGGCGGTGGCGAGGTCATCGCCGGGCTGCCAGGTGGGCGCCTGCAGCAGCGTGGTCTTCCAGTGCGCAAGCAGCGCTTGCCCGGCCGGGGTGGTGAAGACCGCGCGCACCAGGCTTTCGTAGTCCTCGCGCTGCTGCTGCCAGGCGCGGGCGGCCTCGGTCGTGTGCGTGGCGGTTGTCATGTGGGTCGTGCTCATGCGGCAGCTCCTGCGGCCTGGGGCATGGCCGGGCTTGTTATCATGCGCGGGTCGGTCAGGTTGTCGGCCACTCGCGCGACCGTCGGGCTTTTCGCCGCCATCTCCAGCATCTGCATCTGCTGGGCCTTCTCGGCCTGGGCGGCGCGCTCGGCTTCGGTGACGCGCAGCACGGCGGGCACCGACAGGCGCTCGGCGAGCCAGCTTGCCAGCCGCTCGGTCGAGATGCCGCGGCGGATGAAGCCCGGATCGAAGGCCTCGAAGGCCGCGCCCATCTGCACATAGCGGGCGATGGTCTGCACCTCGGCCATGTCCATCATCACGGCGAGGGGCGAGGTCGGCACGGCGCGGATGCTATCGTCGCGCAGCAGGTCGAAGACGCCTGGCAGCACGCCCTCCTCGTCGAGGATATCGACGATGCGATGGATCAGCGGCCGCGTGCCGTCGATGTAGAGCCGCCCGAAAGCGCCGGTCTGGCGGTTGTATTCGGCCATGCGCTGTTCGATCTCGGTCGCCGAGACGTTGGAGCGGATTTGGTCGGGCAGCGGAATGTCGAAGAGGGCGGCGCGGATGTCGCGGCGCAGCTCCTCGATCACGATCTGGCTCAGGTCGAAATTGCCCGACCGCGGCAGCGGCGCGAGCGAGGGTCCGCGTGGCCCGCCATTGGATGCCACGGGAATGATCGCGCCCGGGGTCAGGCGGATGGTCAGCGGGTTGAGCACGCCGTCATCCACAGCCGTATGCACCCCGGCCACACTGAGGGCCGCGTTCTGCAGGATCAGCTCCTTGGCTTTGTTGAGCGTGCGGATGTCGGGCAGCGCCATGGTCAGCGGCCCGTAGCCGTAGACTTGGCCTGGCGTGCGCATCCAGCGGACGATGATCCATGGGCAGGAGCGCGCCGCGCGGTCCACGACGACGTGCGTCTTGTGCAGCACGGCGATGCGCCAGGCGTGGCGTTCGTAGTCGTAGGCGGTGGCGTGCAGCAGCTCGACCTCGTCGTCGGGCTTCTGCTCGACCTTGCGGGCGAGGTCGGCGTCGAGCTTGGCATCCGGCCAGGTGGGGCGGATCAGCCGCGCGGCCAGGCGCTGCTTGTGGAACGCCGCGCCGACGGTGCCGAAGGGGCCGTCCTCTATGGCCACCGCGCCGATGGGCACGGCCTGGAAGCGCAAACTCGCAGACCCCCAGCCGCCGGCCACGCGGCCGGGTTCGACCAGCAGCGCCATGGTGCCGGCGGCAAGGTCATGCGCCGCCTCGATGATGGCCAGGTCGAAATTGCTCTCGCGGATGGCCTGGAAGATCAGCCGGTTCACCGCGTCCAGGCGCAGCTGCAGGGCCTCGCGATCGGCCT